TTAGGGTCGCTAGGTGATGTACCGTTATAGATGCACTTATATACCTGATAACTCGAGTTTACAACGTAGAAATCTGCGTCATATAATTTAGTAGCACCAGAAGATGCTGTCTTTGTAGCACTATAGTCATGTCTATACATGTCATACACATAACCCAATCCACCAGTAGTTTGCTCTGGGGGAATCCAGTCAGTCCTTCTGATAACCTGTATGGTATCATTTGCTAATACCCTCTTAAGGGATATCATGTCAGAGTAGTCGTCTGAAAACTCTTGGAATGAATCTACTGGGTCAGGTGGTGCATTTTCGTTATCCCATGACTGAGGACGACCAATGAATACGTACAAACGGTCACGGTCAGCTCCAGCTAAGAGGTCGGACTGTGTTGGGTCAGGACCCTCAAGTGCACTTCTGAAACGCTCGGCAGTAAAGATTCTAAATTGGTCGGTTAATAGTGCCATGTCTAGCGATTGCCTTCTTTATATTTATAGGGGTTAGTCTTCCTCATTTCTGATAAACGTTGTATATTCAACAGAAATGATGTCGGCTTGTGCTCCTGAGGTGTTTCCTCTCAAGATTTCACCGACTGTAAACTTAAATGTTGGGTCATTATCTACAATATTCTTTACTGTTAATGTAAATTGTCCTGCTTTAGGACCTGTTACACGACTGGTAGTTGTTGCAGTCAACCCTGACGATAATCCTTCTACTACTTCTGGTATGTTAAACAAGGTAGTAGTGTTATATGTAATAACGATAGATGCGGTTGATGTATGAGTATCACCGTCTCCCAATTCACCCGCAGCTTGGATAGTTGCAGTTAGAGGTGTTGCATTACCATCATATATCTGGTCTCCAACTTGGAATAGAGTGGTGTTTTGTCCACCTAATGTTTCCTCAATACCATATTTAGACGAGGCGATGCCACCATCTAGATTAATTTGGTTTTCATACTCAGTGCCAGTATTAACAAGGTCAATAATTCCATCACCAACTCCATTCAATTCATCATCATCTTCAAATTTTCTATTAAGAATTAAACTTAAAGGATTAGTAAATGCAACAATATCTACTCCCTCTTGCTCTATCAATACGTGTGGAGCAACACCAGTGCCACTAGACCCAGATGTGCCTCCTACAAATGCTATGATTTGAGACTTCTCACCAGACCTACCACCATCAATGAATGCTAATTCATCAACTTGGAATGTTAAATATAGTGCTCTTTGAGATGGGTCCCAGTCATATACAATAGCAACTCTGTTATTAGATGATTCAACAACACGTCTTACTTTGTCAGTAACAGAGAATTGATATTGTGTGATACCTGTATTAGCATCATCTTGTAAACTATCCAATATAACCTTCTGGTCAAAACGGAAATTTACACCTCTGTCACATCCAGTAAAGGATGTTGGTGTCTTACCAGTATATCTAACAACCTCTCTTCCAATCAAAAACTTACCTGATCCTGGATATGGGTCAGTAGTTTCTATGTGGACAGTTGTGTCATTCGAGTCAACGTTTGTAAGTATACCAGACAGATTGTATAGGACACTGTTTAATGATTGACGATTTCTTGCAGTACGGATCAGGTCGGTATCTCTTGTAAAGATAACGCTTGGTGTTCCCTGATATCCGCCACCTCCTGATATAAGGTCGATGTTTGTGATAACACCTAAGTCAATGAATGCTTCAGCAGATGCACCACTTCCACCACCACCTATAATTTGTATGAGAGGTGGTGTCTCAAAGAATTCTCCTGCATTGGTTAGAGATATAGAAGATACCTCACCAAACTGGTTTACAGAAGCAACACCAGTTGCACCCTGTCCACCTCCACCAGAAATAATGATATTTACATCCTCTTCTGTATAGTTTCTACCTTGCTCTTGAATTGATAAACCTGTTAGTAGTCCTGTGATAGGGACTAATTCTGCACCACTACCTCCACCACCTTCTATGACTGCAGTAGCATCAAAGTAGTTATCACCAAATCCAGTCATCTGGATAAAGTCTATACCACCATCATCTTTTAAATATACGTTACCAGTAGCATGACCATTAGAGTTTTCATCTTCAATTTTTAAACGTAAAGGGTCATAACCCTCACCTGGGTCTAATACCTCTACTGCTATAATTTCTCCTGCAACTCCTGCTATAACTGGTCTCAGCACTGCCTCTCTAATAGGTGTGCCACAGTTTCCTATACGAAGTCTAGGAGGGTCATTTGGGTCGTATCCACTTCCATTGGCAGTAACGTACACCTCTCTAACACCGTAGACGCTGTTAAACATCGGGACGATTTGTGCACCAGAACCAGGAACTGTACGTGTCATACGATTACTAAGTCACCTATCATTGCTGCGTGTGATGGAATACCACACTGATATTTGTAAGTTGTGCCTGCTGCCAAATCCATAGGCACAGTGTAATACTGGATTCCTTCGGTATCACCACTTACACCATCAGTAACAGCAGCTCCTCCTGCTGATACTCTGATTTTAAATGGATGTGATGCACCTGTATCATTTGCAAATCTATAAGTAAATCCTCTATACAAATATAGAGTTGGATTGTCAGTTGAGCTGTTAACTCCTGGCCCTGTAAAACGATATGCTGAAGAACCATTTGCACCGATATTCCATCCCAATCCTGCTGATGCAACAGACTCTATACCATTACTACCAAAAATAAGAGCTTTATTTTCTCCTACTGAGAATCCACTTTGCATGAATAACTCAGCATTTATTGTCAATGTGTTAGATGCAACAGCAGATGTTAATCCAGTGCCACCAGCTATAGTTACAGTGCTATCACTAGCATTTGCAGTATATGACCCACTATCACCAGCTATACCTTGTAATACGTTTTGGACAACATTGGGTGAGGAGTTTGTAATTGTTAAATTGTCTCCTGCAACATCTGTTGATATACCTGTGCCACCTATAAAATTAACTGTAGTAGATGTGCTACTTGCAGTCTTACTATTATTATCTGTCCCGAAAACAGTAAACACGTTTTGGTCAGGAGCACCTAAAGCTCCTGTCATAGCGATGGTAACTGTGTCACCAGCTATTGAGGTAGAGATGTTTGAGCCACCCGCAATAGTTAAAGTATCAGTTGCAGCAGATGCTGTAGTTGACCCACTATCTGCACTTATAGTTTCAAATAAATTCTGTGTAGTCCCTCCACCACCACCTGTGGCAGTCTCGTCGTTAGCAGGATACCAGTAACTGTTAGTGCCATCCCATTTCAATACTTGTCCATCAGATGCACCACCACCTACAGTCAAGTCTACATCACCAAGGTCACCGATACTGTGGTCTTCACCTATAAGTTTCTTCCATCCGCCTGCTGTTGCAACTCTTGCTGTAGTGTCACCAGAGACATATGCAAACATACCATGATGTGCAACATTCTCAGGTAAATCTCCTGTCGCAGCAAAGTGATTGCTATACTTTAACTTACCATCAGCACCATCAATATATGTTAATGCAGCACCTGTGCCACCACCCCAAAATTTAATATCTCCTGTGCCATTAGGTTGTATAGTTATATCACCACTAGAAGATGATATAATTTTATTTCCTGCTACATCAAGGTCTGCTGTTAAAGAATCTAAAGCACCCTCAGCAAACTGTGACCCATTCCATTTTAGGAATTGTCCAGTACTGGGAGACCCGACGTTTATCTGTAAATTAGTGTCATTACCAAGATTGGTATATAACTCATCGATGACTGAATTTAATTTTATAGCTCCATCTCGCAGGCTGTCACCTGTGCCATCATTCGCAGAAGAGCCTATGTTAAGATTTTGCTTTGCCATTTTCGGTAGTTTTCTACAAGTTTATTTATGTGCCATCAAAGGATTGTGCAGTAGAATCGAAACTACCTGATGTAGAATCAAATCTATTCTGTAAATCCCCACTTCCACCAGAACCAGATACAGTTAGATTTGCCTGATTTGAATCTAGAGGAGAGTTTTGAGCATTGTTGGCAGGTACAGGTCCGATGATACGACAACGATACTTATACCCTGTCATATATGCTAGAGCAGTAACACTATATGACGCTGCTGTTGCACCTGTGATAGCAGCAAATGCAAATCCACCATCAGTTGACCTATACCACTGATAAGAGATAGGTCCGTTTTCTGGTATGATAAGTGCATTGACTGTAAATGTCGCAGTTTCACCCGCATTGACTGTTGCACTTTGAGGTTGTAATGTAAACTGCAACGTTGGAGGAGTAGGTGCATCTCCACCACCATCTCCACCACCCTGATCCTGTTGCACAGGAGATACAGTGTATGTGGTGTCTATAGTTTCTCTTGTTGTCAACCCAATCATATAAGGAAAGTCAGGAGCACTTTGGTCATCAACAGACAAGAAATAAGCATATGTGCCATCAGGATATTCTGGTGTTACACAGAATCTACCATTGTGATAATCTAGTGAGCCAGTCCCTTCCACATACTCCCAGTCAACAATCAAAGCACCAGCTGGAGGATTCTCTGCTGTGCTACCATAATCAGGTCTTCCTGCAACTTCTGTATCTCTAGCAGAATATGAGCTAGACATGGTAGAAGTGCCAGAAAGACTATCCCAAGGTTGTGTATATCCAAACGGACCGTAAACAGGGAATCCATCAAATGATATACCTACCATTTTAGAATGACCATCAGGATGTCTGATATTATCACCGTTATACTGAGTAGACCCATAATAATCATTGTATGATGCTATTGAAGACCCTGCTCTCCAACAATCTAAAAAATGTGTATCATGATAATGATATTGACCAGACTGCTCTGGATGTCCACCACATGAATCTGCACCAAAACTTATAGGTAGATTAGGGAAATGAGCATTCCAACTAAAGTTTGTAGGAGGGTTGCCACCAGTACCTGCACTAGGGTTGAATAGTGCAACACCATTTGCAGCGATTGCTATAGTGCCCAGTGGTGTAGGAAATCTACCATTTCTCTGGTCATAGTATTCATATGTGCCAGTTACAGGTGTATTCGCTTGGTCATTTACAATTAAATCTAATCTATCATCTGCTGCTAACCAACATTCTCCTGCAATAGATGTAAATGTTGTGCCTCTAAAAATATAAACTAATTTGTAATCATCAAATGCAAATAAAATTCTATCTCCTACTCGAATATTTGCATTTGCTCCTGTGAATAATGAAATATCATTAGTAGATAATGTTATAGACCTGATAAATCCGTCATGGGTATACTGATTAGAATCAAAAACTCTACTAATACCAAATGTTCCTCCACGGTATATGAAATCATGGTCGAAGTCCTGCTCTGTTACTGTGTTTGGATTATTTTCATTAGGAAAAGTACCGTAAGACACAGGTCTTGGTAGACCATCAGATGCTACGGTTATAACCTTCGTTGCGTTATTAAATGATGCTGTTGCTGCCATGATATTATTTAGATGTCATCGAAGATTTGGTCAGGTGTGAATCCTGTGATTACAGTAGCACCTGTCTGGACGCTAAGGATAGCAGATAGTGAGTAAACAGGAGTTGCACCCGCAGCAGTTATTGCTACACGATACTCATCACTATCATCAGCTTGTGTAGTTGCATTAGTAAAGTATGTTGCTTGGTTAGCACCAATAATGTTATTCCAAGTTTGTGTGCCATACTCTTTCTTCTGCCACTGATAATTCATTGTGGAAGTATTAGTTACAGTAGAAACAACTGTGAATGATGCAGTCTGACCTTGGTTAACAGTTACGTTAACTGGGTCTTGAGTAATAGCAATTGTACCTGCAGTAATTGTTTGACCACCAGTGTATTCACTACCCTCACCCGCGAGGACGTCAAATCCACCATTGACAGGTGTGCCAGTAGGTTCTACGAAATCATCTGGGACTTCTGTCTCAACTAAAACCGAAGGCATAGAGTATCCAATACCAGATGTCTTAACATCAATTCTTGTGATACCAGTCAATGCCTTGATATTTGCATCAAATCCAGAAGATGATATAACATCAACATTAGGACGTGAAGTATAACCGTCACCTGGGTTTGTAAGGATTGCGTTAGTTATTTGACCGCGTGTGATAGTAGCAAGTGCTTGTGCATTTCTACCTTTAACTGAGCCAGTATATTCAAATGTAATCAAGGAGTTTGAAGACTCAATTAGAGCAACTTCACGATTAAATTCTTCACCCTCAATAAAGAGTTGGTCACCAGATTCTATTGGTGGGACAACAGTTGCTGCGATAACGTCAGCATCACTACCAATGTATGAGAATCCAACAAATGTGCTTCCTGCACGAGGAGTCTCAGCAAAGATTATTCTACTACCAACCAATTCATATGCTGTACCTGGCTCTTGGATAATACCATTCAGTGAAACAATAATGTTGTTTTCTGGAAGTATAGTGTTAGAAGAAACACCCTCAGTCAATGTCAAGGAGTAGAATA